CTGCCGGCGGCCGTCACCATGGCGACGCGCACACGATCGAGCGCGGCGGCAGCAAGGCTCGGAAAGGCGGCGACGACGATATCGGCGATGGTCGCGGTCGCGGGCATCGTCAGGAGCCGCCGGCCCGCGCCCGGATCGAGGAGCGGCGCGGCGAGCACGGGAATGGTGGCGGCCGGCGCGGTCATGCGGACACCGCCGACGTTGCAAGGTGGCGGTAAAGGCCGCTCAGCCGGTGTTGCCAGGGCCCGCGCGTATAGGTCTCGATCTTCGTCTGCTCGCGGGCCGCGACATGCAGCATGAGGCCCGGTTCGACGACCAGGCCGACATGGGTGTCCAGACGGCCGCGCCTGAAGACGAGCACGTCGAACGGCTGCGCGGCCGGTGTGTCTATCGCGGTCCACACGCCGCTGCGCGTCACGTCCTCGATGTGGGCGGCAAGCTCGGCGTGCTCTTCGACGGAAGCATAAGCACCGATATAGGACGGCAGCAGCAGGCGCAGCTGCTCGGCATAGACCAGGCGCACGAGGCCCCAGCAGTCCAGGCCGTCGCGGGCGCGGCCGAGGTCCGCCCAGGGCAGGCCGATATAGGCGGTCGACCAGTGTTCCGTCATTTGTGCAGTCCCGGAAAATTGTCCTTGGTGAAGCGCCCGGCCGGGCACGGTTCGTTCTCGATGTCCTCGCGCGAGAACGACAGCAGCACCTCGGTCGCGCCGATCTCGGCCGAGACGATGTCAAGGTCATGCACCTCGAATTCGATCACGTCGGGCGAGCTGGCGAGCACGACGGCCATGGCGATCGTCGGCACGGTGATCACGCTCCTCACCGCCGTCACCAGCGCCTGATCCGTCAGCGCGATGACGATCCGGCCGGCGGCCGGGGCGTCGTCGAGGTCGGACGGCAAGATCGCCTCGGCAAGGATGTGCAGAAACGGCTGGGTGTCCGGATTGCTGTCCATCCACCGCGACCGCGTGCCGCGCAGATACGGCTCGCGCGAAACCTCGTCGGCATTGTCGGTGGAAAGCCGGATCGGCGTCGGCAGGTCCGGGTGCGTGATGTGGATCAGCACCACCTCGATCTCCGAGGAGGCTGCCGCGTCCTGCATCAGGCGGTTGTTGAGGGATACGCGCTTCATGGCATCACCGCGATCGAGAAGGAGATTCGAAAGTCCACGCCGATGATCGTCTCGGTCGGCATCTGGTCGCCCCAGGCGCAAAGCCAGCGGGATGCGATGAGCAGCGGCGTGCCGTCGCCCTTGAGGAGCGGAACGCCTGCGCTCGTGTACAGGACCCACCCGTCCGTCGTCGGATCGGGCATATAGAAGAGCAGCGCCCCCTCTTCGGTCGTGTCCGCGAAGAAGCGGTTGAAGATCGCCTTGCCGTTGCGATCGACGACGATCGAGAGCGAGACGAGCTTCGCCACGGCAGAAAAGCGCCGCCGGTAGCGCGGCGGGCCCGCATCGGCGCCGAGCTTCAGCCGGGCGTCCTGGCGGGTGAGGCTCCAGCTGGTGCGCTCCGGACGCGGCAATGCGGTTGGCCATGTCGCAATCGTCATCGGCGCACCATCGGCTTGACGGCGCCGCGTGCCGCCAGCGCCCTGTTGGCGGCATTGCCGGGCTGCGACATCGCCTGGGCAACCATGTCCCCGACAATCATGACCTGCTGCTGGCCGCCACGCCCGTCGGCGCGCTCCTCGGTGTGGATCGGCTGGCCGGTGTTGTTGATGATCGTTTGGCTGAAGCCGCCCATGGCCGGGGCCCCATCACGATCCTGCCCGCGCGCTGTCGGGCTGGGATAGGCCTGGGCGACGGTGACGTAACCGCCCGCCCGGAAACCGCGCATGACACCACGGCGCAGGCCTTCGAGGTTCGCCACGCCGATGCGCGCCGTCGACGCCGCGTCGAACACGAACTCCTTCTCGTGAACGACGCCGGCGATGCGGTCCGGATCGTCGCCTCCGGTCGGGCCGCCGACCCGATACCCGCGCGTCAGGAAACTGCCCAGCGTCGTGTTCGGGGCCCATAGCGAACTGGTGGAGCTGATGCCGCCGAACAGCTTGCCCAGCCCGCCGAGCAGGCCGCCGCCACCCGTGCCGCCCGCACCGAGCTGCGCGCTCGAAAGGGCGTTGCCGAACTTGTCGAGGCCGGTGCCCAGCGACCCGAGGCCGCTCGCGGCGATGTCCGTCGTCGAAGACAGCTTCTCCAAAGCCTTCGACGCATGATCCACCTGGAAGTGCATCGTGTCGGGCTTGTTCCAGGTCCCGCCCCAGGTGAGCCCGTTACGCCTGGCGATCTCGTTGATGTTCGACGGCAGGTCCGTCTGGAACTGATGGCTCCAGGGGTTCTGCCTCGGATTAATGTCTATCGCTTCGCCGAAAGCATGCCGGGACAGCTTGCTGGTGCCGGCAACGTTCCTGAAGCTGTAACCGCCTTCACCAAGCGAAGTGATGTTGTAGCCGGCGGTCTTGAGGTCGTTCAAAAGCCCTTGGAACCGCGGGGCGAATTCCGAAGCGACCTTCGCTGAAAGACCACGAGCCGCAGTAACTTCGGAGAGTGGAATGCCGGTTTTCGTTACGCCTGCGGCTTTGAGGATGCCGCTGAAGGCATTGTCGTTCGCCGCGCCGCCATAGCCGAGAAGCGCCGACAGGGTCGTGTTGGGCTTGAAGTTGTCGTTTGCGCCCAGGAGGCTGCCGACGCCGCCGGCAAGGCCGCCGTTGACGCTGACGGTCGCGGCCTGGACGGACATGGAGGCCGTCGACATACCGCCGCCGAAGAGCTTCGAAAAGAAGCCGCCCACGCCGCCAACGTCGCTGATCGTCGGAAGCTGATCGCCGTAGATCGCGTTCTTCAGCGGATTGGCGATACCCAGCTGCAGCAGCTGTTTGGCCAAGCCCTTGCCGATGTTCGCCAGCGTGTCTTCGATACCCTTGAAACCGTCCAGGGACGATTCCGTGATGTCGTCGATGGCGCTGCGGCCGGCATTGCGGACTTCCTCCCATGCCGAGACCTGCTTTCGCAGCGCCTCGTTCGCACGCATGATGCCGGCCTCGTAGGACTTGAGGTCGACGGGCAAGCCCGCACCGCGCAACTGGCTGGCAATGCGCTGGTCGCTGGGCGAGCGGGAAAGCTGCTCACGCTCGAACTGGAGGTCGGCAAGAAGCCGAGAGGCGGCCATCTGCTCGGCCAGTCGGCCGTATTCGGCCGAGAGCTTCTGCACATGCGCCAGCTCGGCCGCATCGACCTGCATGTTATTGCGGGCGGCCTCGGCCTTCAGCTCGGAGGTCAGCCGGAACGCCATGCGCAGGCGCTCCTGCTCGCCGACCGTCTTGCCGATCAGCGAGAGCTCGAGCTGCTGCTGGGAGAGCGTTTGATCGAGAGACCGGCTCCTTTCCTGCCGGGCGTCGGACAGTTGCCGCTCGGCTTGGGCTTGGGCCAACGCCGCGGCCGCGTTCTCGCGCGCGGTTCTGACCTCGACACTCTCACGCGGATCGACGGGTTCGGCACGTACGCGCGCGCGAGCTGCCTCCGCAAGTTCTGCAGGAGAGCGAGCGCCGATGCCGGCAAGCTCCGCCGAGCTCCCGCGGCGGATCGCTGCGAGTGCATCCGCATTCGCGATCCGGTACTGCGCCATCGTCAGCGCCGCGTCGGTGCGCGCCGTGCTCATCGTCGTGCGCGAGAGCTCGTCGTTGAGTTTCTTGATGGCTGTCGCAGTGTCCGTGGCTGCCTTCGTGGTATCGAGCAGCTTCTGGCCGATGCGTTGCACCTTGGCGTCGGCCTGGTTGGCATTGCCGATCCTGATGACTTCCTCGTTGAAGGCAGCAACGTCGCCACGCCCCTGCCGCGCCTCGGCAATGAAATGCTGGACGGCGCTGAGATAGGGGCCATAGAGATTTGCCATGGCTGCGCCAGAACCGCGCGGCACGGCATTGAGCAGTTCCGTCCCTGCCGCCGCGGTCTGCCGCGCGAGCGCATCTTCCAGGCTTCGGTTGTCCGAGCGGGCGGTAAAGCTGATCGCGCTCTGCACACGTTGCCCAAAGCGCTCTGATGCGGATCCGCTCTCATCGAAGAGTGTTTTGATCCGTTCCAGCGCTTCTTCGTGTTTCACGAGGGCTTTCTGCGCTTGTGCCGCCGCCGAAGACACGTTTCGATCATAGAGAAGAGCAGCAGTGCCGGCGGCGGCGAGCGCGAGCGGCATGGCGCCGATCGCAGACACCGCGCCGGTCGCGAGGCTTCCGACGTCCGACAGCAGAGCTTTGATGCCGCCGCCCTGTCCGGCATAGATCTGGGCGATCTGGGGCAGCTGCTGCGCGGCGATCATTCCTGCGGGCATGCCAGCGCTGACGCCCTGGCCGATGTCGAAGAGCTGATAGCCGAGGTTCTGCCGCCGGAAGCCGGCTTCTCCGTTGATCCCTCCATGGATGACGGAGGCACGCCCCTTGATGGCATCGATCGACGCCAGCGCCGCCTGCCGCTGGCGCTGGATGGCCGCGGTCATTTCGTTGGTCGAGAGAACGCCCTGGGCGTGCAGGGTGCGGATCTCGGAAAGCGCCGTCTTGTACTGGCTGATCGTGGCGAAGAGCGGATTGTATTTCGCGCGCAGTTCGTCGATGGACCTGCCCTGCATGGCAAGCGCGCCGGTCCACTCGCGGACGTTCTGGTTGGCGGCCCCGCTCTTCAGGCCGACAGAGGCGTTGATGAGCGCCTGCAGCTTCGTCGTGTTCCGTTCCGCGGCTGTGCCGATCGAATCGACGGCAGAGACCGAAGCGGCCGCGCCCTGCTTGGCGGCGCTGGCGTCGATCTCGACGCGGGCGGAGATCTTGAGCGGGGCGGCCATCAGTCGACCTCGTTCAGAAGCGGCAGCACGGCCTCTTCCATGGCCATGATGTCCTCGAGGACGTGGGCCGGGGCATTGCGGGCGCGCAGCACGATATCGCAGGCCGCATAGTCGAGACCGACGAACATGAGCTGCGAAGTTATGGCAGCGCCGCCGCCCATGATGACGACGGCCGTGCGCCACTGCGTCGAGCAGGCGAGGAAGGCGTCAAGCGATGGCCAGTTGCATTCCATGATGGCGATGGTCTCCTCGTGATCCACGGGTACGCAGACGCCGAGCTGACGAAACTGCGCCTGGACGTCGGCGTCGACCGCGGCGGCTTGCGTGCGATCGCTGCGGCCGGTGCGGGCGTTCGCCCAGGCAACGGCCGCCTTCGTCAGTTTCCCAGGCGGGCCTTTCCGGTGTCGATCGCCTCGGCGTAGGCGACGTTGATCCCCTCGCGGACGTGATTGCGCTTCAGCGCTGCGACCAGCATCTGTTCGCTGAAGAGGATCGGCTTGTCGGTGTCGTCGACGACGCCGCGCCAGTTGCGCACCACCCGCAGGAAGTCGCGCTCCTGGAGCGCGTCGAGCCTGTCCTGAAGTTCGGCGAGCCGCTGTTCTCCGCTTTCCGCCTCGTATTCGGCAAAGAGGGCTGCGCGATCCCGCTGGTTCTTCTTCACCTCGTCGCGGTCGAGAATCTCGAACTCCACCTCGAACTCGAAGGGCAGGAACTTGCCAGGGTTTTCCGGATCGGGCTCATAGACCTTGACGGGCCACCAGGCCGTGAGCGTCTTGACCAGTTTGAACATCGTTTTTCCTCGCTTTAGAGACACTTCAAAGATGCCGGGCGGACCGCCCGGCTGGATCATTTGACCGTGATGACGAACTCACCGCTGCCCGGGTTGGTCAGCATCAGCGGCAGGGTGTTGTTGATGATCTTCTGGGTCTCGCCGTAGCTCGGCCGGCCGATCTGGACGGCACTC